GGCCACGGCGACGACACTGGTGGCGAACTTCGGTATCATCGGGGAAGAGTTAGACGTAGGTTAGATAATCCATGCATTTTAATACGGGTCGCAAGCAAAGCGCGGCCCATATTTTCAAACGTGTTGAATCTATGCGTAATTCTGGCGGCTATGCCAGATCTGCGGCTGCACGACGGGCTACGCGCCACCCGAATCGAGACGCATTGAAAAAAGAGTATATGCGTGTGTGGCGACAGAAAAATCCAGAGAAAGTAAAGGCAGCAAAGCGTCGATCTACGGAAACGAAACGAGTCCACTTAACAAATTACGAAAACAACCGACGGGCTGGAAAACTACAAGCTACGCCAAGGTGGGCTAACTTAGATTATATTGCCGGAATGTACGAGGTTTGCGGTTTATTTCGGTCTATCTGGCTGGATTTAGAAGTTGACCATATTGTGCCACTAAAAGGGAAAAACGTGTGTGGGCTCCATGTCGAAAACAATCTTCAATTACTTCACGCTAAAGATAATAGGGTGAAGAAAAATAGGTGGACTGACGTTCTTGCCTATTAGACGTTTAATTTATTCCAGAATATGCTATATACTGAAAGGGCGCTGATTGCGCCCTTTTTTAATTAAGGTTTCGCGTATGCCATGAGCAGTGAAACAGAAATTTGTAACCGTGCCCTGCAAAAACTGGGGGCCGGAAGAATTACCTCATTGACGCAGGATTCGGCCAATGCACGCTCCTGCAATGTCGCCTATGAGCCGATCCGCGATGCGGAACTTCGCGCCCATCCATGGAGCTTTTCAGTAAAGCGGGTGCAACTGGCGGCACTGGCGACCGCACCCACATTCTATTTTGATAATCAGTTCCAGTTACCCTCCGATTTTTTACGCCTACTGCCACGGGATCGCTTTGATAATCTTGCGGATCTGGACTGGACGATTGAAGGGCGCAATTTATTGACGGATGATGCGGCGCCGCTCGATGTCCGTTATGTCGCGAAAATTACCGATCCGAACACGATGGACGCACTGTTCCGCGAAGCCTTGTCCTCCAAAATCGCCTATGAACTGTGCGAGGAAATAACCCAAAGCAATACTAAAAAGGAAGCTGCCAGAACCGATTATATCATGGTGATCCGGGAAGCACGCCGTATCAATGCGATAGAAAAAACGGCCGAATATTTGCCTGAAGATGAATGGTTGACGGCGCGGGCTTGACATGTCGCGTAGTTCACCTTTGCAGTCATCATTCAGTTCCGGTGAATTTAGCCCGCTGGCCTCCGGTCGCGTGGATTCACAGCGTTATGCCGCAGGGCTGACGACGTGTCTCAATTACATCCCGGCCATCCAAGGTGGATTAGCGCGGCGTCCTGGCACCAAATTTGTGGCTGAAGTCAAAACCAGCAGTCTGGCGACCCGCATCATTAATTTTGAATTTTCGACGACGCAAGCCTATATCATTGAATTCGGCAATCTCTATGCGCGTTTTTATAAAGACAATGGCTCGATCACCTTGACGACGCAAGCCATTACCGGCATCACCAAAGCCAATCCAGCGGTAGTGACTTATACCGGGGCCGATACCTATGCCAACACTGATCGTATATTAATTACCGGCGTACTCGGCATGACGGAAGTTAATAATCGTGAGTTTACCGTCGCCAATGTTGACGTTGGGGCCAATACTTTTGAACTCTCCGGCATTGATAGCACTGCTTATACGACCTATGCGAGCGGCGGTACTATTGGAGAAATTTATGAAGTAGTGACGACCTATGCGACCGCCGATCTGTTTACGCTTAAATTCACGCAATCGGCGGATGTGCTTTATATCACCCATCCCTCCTACGCGCCGCGCAAGCTCTCCCGCACCGGGCATACGTCGTGGACTTTGACAACGATCACCTTTCTGGATGGGCCGTATCTATCAACCAATACTACGGCCACTACTTTAACCCCCAGCGCCGCAACCGGGGCCGGGATTACCGTGACCGCCTCGGCAGTGACCGGTATCAATGGCGGCAGTGGGTTTTTATCGACTGATGTCGGCAGGATGATCCGTATGCAACAGGGAACGGTGTGGGGTTATGTCAGAATTGTGGGGTACACGTCGACCACTGTCGTTACGGCGGATGTGGTCAATACCCTGACTTCGACGGCGGCCAAAGTGAATTGGCGGCTGGGCGTGTGGTCAGACACGACCGGCTATCCCTCCTGCTCGACCTTCCATGAAGATCGACTGGTGTTCGGCGGGGCTTTAGGATCACCATTACGGCTCGATGCCAGTAATTCCGGGGATTATGAAAACTTCGCACCCTCCGGCACCGACGGCACGGTGATCGCCAGTAACGCGCTGGCCTTTACCTTGAACTCCAATGGTGTCAATAATATTCAATGGCTGATCAGCGACGAAAAAGGATTGTTCGCCGGGACGGTCGCCGGAGAATGGATTATCCGTAGTTCCAATCTCGGCGAAGCCCTGACACCGACCAGTATTAATGCCCAGCCGACGACTTTTTACGGGAGTGCCAATTTACAGGCCATCCATTCCGGCAAGGCCGTTGTTTTTGTGCAGCGCACCGGCCATAAAGTGCGGGAATTGAATTACTTTTTTGACGTGGACGGGTTTCAGTCTACGGACTTGACCGAAATCGCCGAACACATTACCCGTGGCGGCATTGTGGATTCCGCCTCCATGATCGATCCGCAATCGTTGTTATGGTATGTCAGAAGCGACGGCGTGCTGGTCAGTTCCACCTATGAGCGTTCCGTGGATACATTGCGTATCGGTTGGGCCAGGCAGATCATCGGCGGGGTGAGTGATGCACTGGGCAATGATGCGATTGTCGAAAGCATCGCCATCATTCCTTCTGTGGGCGCGGATCATGATGAGGTCTGGATGGTGGTCAAGCGTTATATCAATGGCGGCACGAAACGGTTTATTGAATACATGACGGCCTTTTTTGAAGATGATGATCTGCAAGAAGAAGCCTTTTTTCTGGATGCCGGATTGACGCTCAATAATACGATTGCCGCCACCCTGACTCCGGGAACCGGTGCCAATGTTAAAGACACTACCGGCGTGACCTTTACCGCTGGATCGAGCGTGTTTGTATCTGGCGACGTCGATCGTTATATCCATTATCCCTATGTATTGAACGGCGTTAATTACAAGGCCATCGCCAAGATCACCGGCTATACCTCCGGCACGGTCGTCACAGCGACCATACAAGCCGCGTGGCCCAATTTAACCTTGATCGCTTCCGCCCTCTGGCGCATGACGGTGACGACCGTTACCGGCGGTTTCCATCTTGAAGGCGAAACCGTGAGCATACTAGCGGATGGTGCGCCATTAACGGACGAAGTAATGACCTTGGGCGCAATCACGCTGGCGAGTCCGGCATCACTGGTGCATGTGGGTTATAATTACAACAGTGATGGGAAATTATTGCGGCCAGAATCTGGTGCGCAGGACGGTACGGCCATCGGCAAAACGCGCCGGATTAACCGGATCGCCATGATGCTGCATCGTACCCTGGGGCTTAAAATCGGCAAGGATTTTGACAATCTGGATACCGTGGTATTCCGTACATCAGCGGATGAAACTAATCAACCGCCGGAATTATTTACCGGCATTATTTCAGAGAATATTGATTTTGATTATGATATGGACAATCAATTTTGCTGGCGGCAGGATCAGCCGTTACCAGGCATGATTCTGGCGATTGCGCCACAAATGACGACCCAGGATCGATTATGATTGAAGTCATCAACTTTCTGCCTGAGCATGTGGAAGAACTGGAACGGCAAAATGCGGACATGAAATTCAGCAAGTATTTTACCCGCGAGCATTATCAAGCGCTCGAAGATTCGCCGTGGTCATTTACTGGCGTCGTTTCCGGGCGGATTGTCGGTTGTTCCGGCGTGATTCCGTATTGGGAAGGCCGGGGCGAGGCGTGGGCCATTCTGGATCGATCCATGCGTCATGAGTTTTTATCCGTGCATAACGCCATCAAGCGTTTTCTGGAAGTCTGCCCGTTACGGCGCGTGGAAGCCGTGGTGGATGAAAATTTCAGTAAAGGGCATAAATGGATTACACTGCTTGGGTTCAGGAAAGAAGCAGATGTATTAACCGGCTACTGGCCGGACGGCAGTAATGCGGTTTTGTATGCGAGAATAAAATAATGGCAGCAGCATTAACTATTATCAGCACGCTTGTCAGCGTCGTCGGCGCGATACGTCAGGGACAATCGCAAGCGGCGTCGTCAGATTATAATGCGGCAGTCGCCAGAAACAACGCCGTTTATGCGCGTCAAGTCGCAGCGGAAAATGAGCGGCGGCAACGCATCCTTACCCGGAAAACTATTGGCGGGGCAAGGGCTGGATATGGCGCGTCCGGCGTCACGCTGGAAGGCACACCGCTGGATGTACTGGAAGAATCCGCCGCCAATGCGGAACTCGATGCATTGACTATCCGTCATCAGGGGGAGCTCGCCGCCCGTGGTTATGAGAATACCGCTACATTGGATACTTTTGCAGCCTCCGGCGCCCGTACCGGCGGCTATATCTCCGCGGCGGATGAATTACTGACGGGCGGGGCCAAACTTTATAACAACTATAATCCGCCGAAATTAACAAGGACGGGCTGATGCCGAATATCCGCCCCTACGAAACCCAGACCGATATTCCGCCGAATGCGCCAAGCGGACGCGCTGCCGCTGCCGGTGCCGGTGACTTTGGCGGGTATGCCGCGCAAGCCTTCAGCAACCTGGGCGGCACCATCGGGCAAATCAGCGATGAAATGGAGCGGCGCAGAAAGGAGGAAGAGGAAAAACTGAAACGCGCTGAAGAACAGGCGGAAGTCTCGGAACTTAATGTTAAAATCAGCAAGGCGCAGGAAGAATGGTCTACCAATCTCGATGAGCGGTTAAATTCAGCGGCCCCCGGCGACAAAACTATTGTCCCAAAATTTACCGATGAACTAGATAATTATTTTTCACAACTCGGACAAGATATAAAAACTGAAAAAGGCAGGCAATATTTTAATGAACAAACCGCCAACCTTCACACCCATCTTTTAACAGCCGCCTATCAAGGGCAAGCAAGACTCGCTGGCGTCAAAGCCAAGGAAGATTTTAATACGGCGCTTAATTCTTCATCTTCGGCGCTGGTGAATGATCCATCTTCTTTCTCGATCACCTTGCAAAGGAATAATGCTTATATCAATCAACTGGTTGATTCAGGTTTATCATCGGCAGACGCCGCGCAACTTCGCATCAACAGCACCAATGAACTGGCAACGTCCGCCATCCGGGGCTGGATATCCTTGTCGCATCAAGAAGCTAAACAACAACTGGACAGCGGCCAATGGAACGACTTTATTGACGGCCAGACCAAAGTTCAAATGTATGGCGAAATCGAACAGGCCGAACGCGCCGAACGCATTGAAACTGAAAGACAGATCAGCAGAAACCAGACTAAAAACTATTTCGATCTATATAAACAAACCAGAGACGCGGAATCTGAAACAGAACTGGAACTGGTCGATGAGGAGATTAATCGTTTATATAATGACAGTAATGAATTAGGTACTGGCGGGTTGACTGACGGTCATGTATTCAAGTTATCTGGTATTGTTGACAGCCGCAGGGAGAAAATTGGCAAAATAACGTCTGCCAGAGAAGATATTGATTCACGCCTTAAAATTGGTATGGGGCTGGATAGTTCCATTAAAGAGCATCGTGATTATGTGGATCAGGTTTATGAATCACTGGAAGTACCTGATGAAAATATCGGTGAGTTTGTTTCTGAATATCAGATTATCCCTGCTTTTGTTAAAAGCCGGGTGACAACCGGGCTGTCAAATCCTGACAATAATACGGTATTGGAGACGTCCAGGATGGTGAAATCCATCCATGATAATGCTCCTGTTGCCTATCGCCAATTTAATGATTTTGAAGCAGCAAGATTCATGGAAATTGCGGCACTTGAAGAAAGTAGCTTTCCCGATCCGGTTAAGTTTGTAAAAAATTCACTCACGCGCAGCAGTGAGGAAAAGACCGCAATTAATGAACATTACAAACAGGTCAAGGGCAAGGACAAAGATCGCAATACCAATGCGTTTGCGCTTGGAGATTATATTCAACGTGACTTTGAGCAGGAAAACGAACGTCATCGACAAGAAATCTTTGGTATTGATTTCCCGGTTCCGTTCACTACCGCAGCCGATCCTGATCCACAGGTCACGGCACGTTATGACAATCTGGTACGCGCCCATTTTGAAAACATGGCGATCCCAGATATGGACACGGCAAGGGAAAGGGCATGGGAAAATCTGAAAGACACGATTGAACTTGATCTGACCAAACCACAAGCCCCGGCGATCCGGAACATCCGGCCAGCGGAAGAAGTCCGCAGGGGTTACGCGAATAAACTTGCCAATTTGAATACCGATGAAATCGTGAAGGAAGCTGAGCTACTTGCCGGGAAAACCAATCAGGCCGCAACGGAGTTTGAAAACATCCAGAAACGGATTAAAAGTGGTGAAACCGTGAGTGAAAAGGAAGTGGAAAAAGTGATCACTCAACTGAATGAAGGCACCGCTAAAGCTGAAATCTTGCAGGAATACCAGTCCGGGTTCATGAACAATCTTGATTTTGGATCATGGAGCAAAGGCGGGCTGGCCGGGATGGTGAGATGGTATTTCAAACGCAAGGGTGAGGAGGCGGCAGATCTGGAGTTTGCCGGACGGATCAAATCACTGGATGCGGAAATCAAGCAAATGGAATCCCGCGATCTGAATGATGATGAAACAAGACAATTACACAATCTCAAAAACCAGAAACAATCACTGATTGATACGTTTGATGACATTATCACCGAGCGTTATGAGGACTTTAATCAGGCCGTAGAAAAAGCCGAGCAACAGGAAGATATTGACTTTGGAATGATCTTTGAAGCGGCCAAGAATGATCCGGGCGGGCTCTCTGCCCATTTAGTCAATGCAATGATTGCTGATCCTGAATATTTTGCTGTTCCATTGGGCGCACTTAGGACGGCAGGACTTGCAGCAAAGACCACTGCACAAATGACGAAGGCTGCACAAATGACCGCCAAGATCGTCGTTGGTGCCGGGTCAGCCGGAGTGATGGGCGCAGTTGCGGAAATTCCGATATCAATGGCACGCCAGTTGGGTGATAGTGATGTTATTAGCAGTAAACGCACACTGAATGAAGTACAGATTGCAGCAGGTGCAAGCGCCTTGTTTGGTGCATTTCTTGGGCCATTCGCAAAAGCAAAAATTCCAAATAAAGAAGCGCTCAAAAAAGCATTAGAGAAATCCATCAGTGAAGGCGGCGATGTTCACACCTCCATCAAGTCTGTTCTGGATTCTTTCGGCATTGAAAAAACGGACGTGGAAATACAGAAGTCTATGGACACGGCCGGAGAAAAAGCCGGGATTAATTGGGGTGAAGTCACCACCGATCTTGGCGCAGCACCGCCTAAAGAACCATTAGCAGGAAATGTGATTGAATTTCAAGCAAGCGTCGGCAAGACCATAAATATTATCAGGGACAGGAAAGGTGGTGTCATCGTTGAGTATAGCGGCGTTAATAAACTTAATCTCGCGCCGGATGAGGTATTGGAAGCGCAAGTCCCAGCCAGCCAGATTGCAAACCTATGGGAAAATCTTAAAGCAGGTGAATGGGAACTGATCAATGTTGATGCTCTGCCTTTCAACAAGAACAAGGTTGAGATCATCGTCCCCGGCCATGCAAAACTATTAACGAAAGCAGAATTGGCAAAAACAAAAGACGTGCCGATTATCGGCAGGCCGGAACTCAGACTGGATGCTGGCAGGATCAACCCAAAACTCGCCGCAAGCATGATCATTATTGGCGGCAGCGCCTTTGGGTTAAGCACTACGGCGATCAGCGCAGACGGTGAAAATACCGGCGGTATTGGTGATGCGTTATTAGGTTCAGCCATTGTCGGCATTGCGGCGTTGGCAGGTTACAAAGGTATTGGGCTTGCCGCCCGTGCAATCAAAAAAGCAACCGTGAGTCTCGAACAAGCCATTACCCGTGATGATCTGTTCAGAATGAGGCGCGGTAATATTGCTACCGGACAACGGCAGGTCTGGATAGCCTCGCAAGCTGTATTGGAAGAACTCCCGGACAAGGCATCACGCGCTAAAGTCACGCGCTGGATTGATGGCGATGACAGTATTAAGTTAACGGCAGAAGAACATGCAACCGCACAAGAGATACAGGGTTATTTCAGGTCGCTGGGTAATTTGGCGGAACGTGAAGGCATTATCAATGGTATGCTGGAAAACTACGTTACGCATTTATGGAAACGGGACAAGGGACTGATCGACAGATTATTACAAGCCGCAGGTGCAGGAAAATTCAAGTTCGGCAAGGAACGGACGATCCCCACTATCAAGGAAGGTGAAGCAATGGGATTGAAACTGGAAACGGATGATATTGCCGAGATCATGAAAACCTACGGTAACGCCTTACACGTTGCCGTACAGAACAAACGGATCATGAATTTACTCAAGGATGAAATTGCACCGGATTCCGGAAAGCCATTTATCATGGCTATCGATGATGCGCCGAAAGGCTACCAGACCATTAATGATGTGAAGCAGTTACAGGGTATGGCGGTACACCCAGATCTGGCGCCACCATTAAAGATGGCGTTTGGGACGTTTGATCCGCCGATGTGGTACCGCGGCATGTTAGCCTTGAACTTTGCCATGAAGCGATCATTGGTTGCGTTATCTGCTTTCCATGCCAATGCCCTTTTGGAATCATCACTCTTTTCCGGACTGAATCCAAAAAATATCCCCCGTTATGCCGATCAGTTAAGAACAGGTCAAGCCGGGGATATTGTTGATGAAGGACTGAAAGCAGGGCTCAAGATCGGCACGATTGAGGATGTCGGCACGGATATTTTTTATTCCAGCCTGAAATCAGCCCAGGAGTCGATTGATAAACTGGATGGTGTGTTTGGCGCGATAGTCAAAAGCACAGTCGGCACAGGGCTGAGATTGTTTGAAGGTGCTAACCGGAAAATGGATTATTTCATGTGGGACAGGGTAATGACTGGCGGGAAAATCGCGGTTTTTGCAAAGGAAATGGAAAAGGCATTATTAAATCCTGCAAACAAAGATGTTCCCAGAGATGTATTAGCCAGAGAAATTGCCGGTAGTGTTAATGATATGTTTGGTGGTCAGAACTGGGCGGCAATGGCAGAACGGTTCACCTCAAGACTCGGCAGGGCAGTAGCCTTTGATGCACTTTCTCCGAAGTCCAGAACCTTCATGCAATTACTCATGTTCGCCCCGGACTGGACGATCTCTAATTTGAAAGTCATTGCCAAAGCCATACCGGGCTTTGCGGAAAATCCAAGAGCACAGGCGCTGCATTTTAATTACTTTTTGAGGGGCGCAGCGTTCTTCGGGATTGTCGGTAACACGATCAATATAATGATGTCTGGACACCCGCTCTGGGAGAACAAAGAACCACTCATGCTGGAATTAGGTGACGGTAGAAAGATGCAATTCTCCAAGCAATTTATTGAGCCGTTCAAATGGGTACAGAAGCCTTGGCAGACCGCAGGCAGCAAACTCGGTATCATCCCCAAAGAAATGACAACACAAATCACTGAAAAGGAATGGATCAGCCCGTACTGGGCACCAAGAATGTTTGATGAGGACGCAGGCACCGCAGAACGAACATTCCACCGGGCACGTCATGCCGCACAGAACTTTGAACCGATTTTTATGCAACAGTTACACGAACAGGGCTTGGCTGAGGGTATCTCAGGATTTCTCGGTCATCCAATCTACGGCTACAAAAAATGACCATGTTAAAAATGATAGATACGTTATACTTCGGCAACCAGATTTTGAACCAGACTGAAACAAGGCATTAACTATGACCATAGCCAGCACTGCTATCCGCAAATCCTACACCGGCGACGGCGTTACTACAGCGTTTAGTTTCCCCTATCTTTTCCTCGCTAATGGCGATCTGACCGTCATCGAGCGCATTATTGCGACTGGTATAGAAACGGTAAAAACAATCACTACGCATTACACGGTAACAGGAGCCGGTGTTGCCGCAGGCGGCACTGTCACCGCCGTTACCGCCCCGGCCTCAACCGTGACCTGGACCATCTTGCGGGAACCAGCCATTACCCAACTCATAGATATTATTGAAAATGATCCATTGCCAGCGGAAACGGCCATTGAGGAACCACTGGACAGGTTGACCATGATCGCGCAACGCCTAGACGATCAAATCACCGGGACCGTGAGACTGGCTGACAGCTTTGACCCGGATGATTTTGATACTACATTGCCGGTATTTACTGCCGCTGCACAAACTATCCGTACCAATGCTGCAATAGATGGATTTGAAGCCGCTACCATTACCGGGGCCGGTACTATCACGATACCAGTGCCTGTTTCTCAAGGCGGCACCAATGCGATTACAGCAGCAGCAGCATTAACATCCCTGGGTGCTTTACCGCTCGCTGGCGGCACCATGACCGGCGACATTACCATGACCGCTGCTTCCATTATCGAAGCGGAAGGCGCTGCCGTAGCTTCAGTCGCTACTTGTAATATTTGGGCTACTGATGGGAATACGAGACATATCACCGGCAGTACCGGCCCGATTACCTCGTTTGGCACGGCCCCCCAAGCGGGCGCTTGGATGAAGGTGATTTTTGACAGCACACCCACACTTACCCATTCCGCCAATCTCAATATCGTTAATGGCGGTGTAGATATAACCGTAGTGGCGGGGG